TAAGAGCCATAATTAAAGACAAAATATCTAATAATTTTATACTAGATTTTCAGTTAGGAGTATCTGACGATGACCCAAAGAATGTTGAAATGTTTGATACTGAATTTGGAGATGAACCAGGAGTAAAAGTTTATTCTACTCAATCAGGAAATAAAAGAAAAATTAATTAATAAATTATTATTTAATACTGGAACTGGAACTAGTAGAAGTTTAGATTAAAAAAAACAAAAGTAAATAGAAAAAAATGCTAACCGCACTATTTATAAGTAATAAAACAAAATTAAAAATATAAAACAATGGCTGATTTACTGATGAAAATGCCGGTTCCTTACGAACCCAAAAGACAAAACAGATTCATTTTGAGATTCCCTTCATCTTTAGGGATTAATGAGTGGTTCGTGGAATCAACATCAAGACCAAATATAAAAATTAATTCAACTGAAATTCAATTTTTAAATACTTCAACATATGTTGCGGGTAGATTTACTTGGAATGAAATTAATGTTAAGTTCCGTGACCCAATCGGACCTTCTGCGGCTCAAGCTTTAATGGAATGGGTTCGTTTACATGCTGAATCTGTTACAGGACGTATGGGATACGCAGCTGGATATAAGAAAGATATTGATTTGGAATTGTTAGACCCAACAGGAGTTGTTGTTGAGAAATGGATTCTACAAGGAACTTTCTTAACAAATGTGAACTTTGATAGTTTGAATTACTCTCAAGACGCTTTGGCAACAATTTCGGCAAGTCTAAGACCTGACCGTTGTATCTTAGTATACTAAAATTTATTATTTATTAATAAAAATTTGTTCCATATACTTATGTGTATGGAACTTTTTTTTTCAGGTAATACCGAATTTGTATGTCCAACTTGTGGTAAAAAATTTGAAACACAAGAAGAATTTGATAATAGACATAACAAAAAAGAGAATAAGGATTGATTTATTTCCTTAACTATTTATTTTTTTAAAAAAAAATACTATGGACCAAACATCTCAATATGGACAAATGAATTTTAGTCTACCACATGATGTAGTACCACTACCATCAAAGGGTAAATTTTATGCAAATAAAAAGAAAAGTTTAAAGATTGGGTATTTAACCGCAGCCGACGAAAACATTTTAATGGGAGGGAGCACCAAAGAAGGATTAATGATGACTTTACTAAGAAATAAAATTTATGAACCAGACATCAGACCTGAAGAACTATTAAATGGTGATGTTGAGGCGATTATGGTCTTTCTAAGAAACACATCATTTGGTCCTCAATATAATATTAAAGCGACTGACCCTGAAACAGGAAAACAATTTAGTACTGAATTAATTTTGACTGAGTTATACACTAAAGATACTCAGGTTGAACCAAATGACGAAGGTTTTTTTGAAACGGTTTTACCAAAATCAGGTTCAAAAGTTCTATTAAGACCTCTTACTGCTGGTGATAGTGCTGAAATTGACAGGATTATTGATTCGTACCCAGCTGGTAGAGTTGCTCCAAGACAAACTTTAAGATTGTCAAAAATGATTGTTGAGATTGACGGAATTAGAAATAAGGAAGAACTTTCAAAATACATTGATAATATGCCAATTATGGATTCAAAACACATAAAGAATTTTATGCTTGAAAATGAACCAAGATTGGATTTAAGACAAACAGTTATAGCCCCGTCAGGAAAAGAGGTCGTCGTAGATATTCTCTTTGGGGTTGAGTTTTTTCGTCCTTTCTTCTGATTACTCACAGGGTAGAAACCTTGAATTTTATTATTTAGCAAAATTTCTTCATATATCGTATAGTGATTTTATGATAATGCCTATAAGCACTAGAAGATTTCTTTTGGATAAACTAGTAAGTGATAGCCGACAAGAGTAAATTTAGTTATTAAGGTATTTATTTAAAAAAAACTTATGTTACAAACAGGAGAATCAGGTGAAGCTGGTAAAACAGAAAAACTGCAAACAAAAGATTTAGCCGACCCGTTAACGGAAGCCGGTGAAAGTATGGCAACGTATTTTAAAAATGCGTTTAATCCTGCTGAAATTTTAAAGTCGTTTGCATCAATTTTTAGTCAATTAGAAGGACTTGCATCGTCGTTTAATAAAACGATGGGTGGAGGTGATATATACTCTCAAAAAATTAAACAAAATCTTATTGCGGGTAAAGAAGCGGCTGAAGAATATGGTTTTACATTCGCAGATATTGCGTCTTTACAACAAAAAATTACTGAACAGGAACAAACTAATTTTACATTACAGGGGGACCAATATGAAAGATTTTTAGTTCAAGCTGAGTTAACAAAGGGTATATCACAAACTGCAGTTCAGGCTGCGTCTAGTAATTACGAAACTTTTAAAAATTTAGGATTAACCGTTCAAGGAACACTAAAAAGTTCTGAAGATATTATACAATCGGCATCAAGATATGGTGTAAGTGCCAGTGCGGTATTTAAACAAATTAACGCAAATGCTTCTGAGTTAAATCTATTTAATTTTGATAATGGAGTTCAAGGAATGGCTAAAATGGCGACTGAATCAATTTTGTTTAAAGCTAATATGAAGACCACTTTGGATTTGGCAAACAATTTATTTGACCCTCAGAAGGCTCTTGATATGGCTGCGGGTCTACAAAGAATGGGGGTCCAAGTAACAGGAATGTTAGACCCAATATCTTTAATGAACATGGCTGAAAATGACCCTGCGGAGTTACAAAGAAATATTGTTGAGATATCAAAATCATTTATGGAATTTGATGAAAAACAACAAAGATTTGTTGTTATGCCAGGGGCTCAAAGACAGATTAGAGAAGTTGCAGCAACATTAGGTATACCGGCTAAAGAGTTGGAAAAAATGGGTAGAAATGCTTTTGAATTGGAAGCTAAAATGGGACAAATTAAATTTCCAAGTATTGATGAATTTGCAAGTGAGGAAGCTAGAACGATGGTTGCGAATATGGCTCAACTTAATGAGACAACTGGAAAATATGAAATTGAAGTTTATGATAAAGACCTAGGTTATAATGTTATTAAAGCTGTTGATGACCTTAAAAAAGATGATTTAAAGGGTGTTGAAAAAGCTCAACAAAACGCAAATAAAAGTACTGAGGAATTATTAAGAGATGCGAATGGACATTTAGCGAATATTTCAAACGCATTTAAAGCGGGAACAAGTAGAGTTCCGACCGCTTTGGCAGCATCAAAAGTTGCTCAGGATAAAGTGTCGTTTGCAGGGGGGTCTGTTGAACCTGTTGTTCAGACATTAATGGATGTTTTATATGGAGAAGAAGGGACAAAAGGTATTACAACTAAAATTAACTTGGCGAGTAAACAAATTGACCAAATGTTAGAGTCCCTCATCAAGGGTGAAACAACTTTGGCAGATGCTGGAAAAAAACTGACAGAGGTTATTAAAGAGATTGGGGCAAAAAAAATAGAAGATTTTAAAGAATTTTCAGATGTTTATGGGAAAAACCAACAGGAAGCATTCCAAAGCAATCCCGAATACGACACCCCGTTTCAAATTACTCCTGATATGATTAATGCCTTACAAAATTTTGTAAAATCTTTAATGAATGGTAGACAAGTTTCCGATGGTGTAATTAGTCCAGATGGTGGCTTAGTTGTAATGGGTGAAAAAGGAAGTTTTTTTGCTGATAAAGACGACTCAGTTTTATTATCTCCAAATATACCAACGGGTAGTTCTGATAATAAATCAGGGGGTCAAACCAATTCAACGGTTACTGCATCGGGTAAGGTTGAAATTGAACATAAGTTTAGTGGAGTTGAAGCGTGGTTTAAAGATTATATGTTATCCCAAGGGTTCTTGGCGGATTTCGTTCCAACTTTAGAAAAGTTTTTAACAAAAACGGAAGGTTAAAAATCATATAAAACTATATGAATAGTATTTATTAATGTATGCCGATAGATAGTCCATTATCATTTTTTAATACTGAAAATTTCAGGAATGGTTTAGTCGTAAGAAACTTACAACCATATACGATTGCGGGTTCTTATACTCCACCTGTTGCTCAACAAAATTTTGAATATGTTCAGAGTAATTTTTCAGTTATTGATTCACCTGATAGTTTAATTGCTGACCCACCCTCTAATTTAGTCCCACCCCAATATCATGGATTATATGTTTTAAATGAATATGGACCTGAAGGTGGATATGGTGTGACAATAACACAATCTTTACCTTTAGTTCAAAACGCTAATGCTGGCGAGTATGATGTTATGGACGCTTCACTTCCACAACAAAGTTTAGTGGGACAAGGGTGGCCAAATTATGCTCAAGTTACGGCAGAACAAAATATTCCTGCGTTAAATAAGTATTCATTTGACCAAGTGTTCTTGGAGGAGATAAATAACTTACAATTTGTCCCAACGTATTCATTTTACGCCAACCCAACACCTGTTAATTTTTTACCATCTTCATATTCTCCATATTCAATTCTTTTTGATAATACACCACAAGGAGATAATGGGTCACTTTCACAGGATAGTCAGTTGGCCCAACTTGGGGCGACCTTTTTAAGGGATGCGTTACAATATAGAGTAGATAGAGAAATTGAAAGAGCGACATTTGGTCGTGAGAATCTTTCAGAAGCTTTGAGTGACCCTGTCGCATTGGCACAAGTTGCAAGTGGTAGAATTCCTTTAATTGAAAAGAATTACTCAATTACAGTTCCTGAAAATCCTATTGATTTTGCAGCTAATTTCTTATTGAAGTTATCAGGAACATATTTTCCAGCATCTCCTATTCCTGGTGATTACTTTGATGAAGATATGGCTCAGTGGAGACCTACTGCTGCCAATCAAATTGTTTCCGCATTTGCGGGAGGTAGAGACCCAAGAACAATATTTGGAAGTTTAGATACTAATACAGATTATTCACAAGTATTTTTAAGTAATACAGGGCAAGGACAAAGGTCTGCGTTATTTAATAACATTGATTATAACAAATATAAGCCAAGATATAATAGAGGTTTAGCAAGAAATCTTGGTAGAGGTCTTTTAGAAATTATTGAAAGATTAACTGATGGGGAAGAAGCTCCACCGTCAGATTTTTATATTGGACAGAATAACTCAGACCCATCATCAATTTTCTCACCTCCAGGTCAATTACCTACAAATTCAGTTGGACAACAGGTTAAATCACCTGTTATTGGACCTGATGCGATGGGTAAGTTGTATGAGGGGGAAGACCAAGATTTTAAATTTGGTTTAAAAGGTAACCCAACAATTAATGCTGGAGGTATTGCTGGTGGTTTTGTTTGGACATCCCAAGGGTATAATAATCCTGGATTCGGAGCAAAAGTCGGAGGAGATTTTTCCTCAAGTCAAGACCCTGAATTTAATCAGATTAGTAGTCAATTTGATGGTAATTATAGTTCATCAAATGTTAATTTCAAAAATGGTAGTATATTAGATAATACTCAGAGATTATTAGACTCAACACCTGCAGGTACTGCTAGATTGGGACATGTCGGTAACGCAATTAATCAATTATCTAAAGTTTTCCATGACGGATATAGAGAGTTGACAAAAGGTTCAAGAGTTGTTAGTTATACGTATGATTCCGCGACAAACCAACATGGAGGGGGAGTAGAATATTGTAGAGTGTTTGCTAAAGATACTCCATACTATACTTATAATGATTTACAAAAGACAGACGGTATTACTACCTCTGGAAGAAAGTTCACATATTCAATAATTGATAATACATACAATTTAAATATTGCTCCGTTAAAAAATCCAGGGTCAACAAATATTGTTGATAATAAAGTTAAAAAGTATATGTTCTCAATTGAGAATTTAGCTTGGAGAACTTCAAACAGACCTGGATTTACGTATGATGATTTACCTGTTTGTGAGAGAGGACCTAATGGAGGTAGAGTTATGTGGTTTCCACCGTATGATTTATCATTTAATGAGACAATATCACCAAGGTTTGATAGTGTTGAAATTTTGGGAAGACCTGAGCCTGTTTATACTTATAGAAACACAACCCGTTCTGGTTCATTGAGTTGGAAAATGATTGTTGACCATCCTTCGGTATTGAATACAATCACTAATAAGATATTACAAAACGAGTCAAATGTTGAAAGAGTTAACTCAATTGTTGATTCATTTTTTGCAGGATGTTTAAAATATGACCTGTATGAATTAGCGAGAAGATTTACAACTATCCCAACAAGAGATTTATTTACTTATCAACAAATTATCACAAACCCATCTGTTAATGCTGACCAATTGGCTCAAGTTGGTGCTGAAGCGGGTATAAATACAACTAGTACTGATGAAGGGGTTATTGAAGGTGATGAGGGTATTAATGGTGGTGGAGGAGGAAACGGAACTGGAGGTTCTGAGACTAAACCTGAAACTAATAAAACGGACCCTGGTTCTGATTTAAACAATAAATATTTGAATTTAGGATGGTATTTTCATAACGATGTTCCACCACCACAACAAAAGGGTGTTGCTACGGCTAGTTATAGTTGGAAAACAGCATATAACAGCTATATTGGAATGAAATCAAAGTATAATACTAACGCACCTGCTGCAAATAGACAACAAGTTGCAAATACTTTTACGAATGTTGTTGAACATAATGCCACTATTGAAAAAGATTTTAGAAAAGATGTCGTATCAGTTTTAAATAATAATACAAATATTAAAACAATTACAATAACTTTAGTTGGAAGTGCGTCAAGACCTGCGACTATTCAATATAACGAGTGGTTATCTAAAAGAAGGATTGATTCTGTTTTACAATGGTTTAAAGAAGATACTACGGATTACGGTAAGGCCTTTCAAAAATTTATTGAAGATAAAAAAATTGTAATAAATCAAGAACCACAAGGTGAAGAGGCTGTTAATGTTGTTGCTAAGGAATTAGGGGCAACTAGTCCAAGTGTAAGTTGTAGTGACCAAGATTCTGCTAGTTCAAATAATAACTATAATACAATTTATTCTTACCAAGCGATGTGGTGTAGAAGAGTTGCAATTAAAGATATTAAAATTGAGACAGGTAATCCTTCAGGTGACCCAACAGGGGACCCAACAGGAGACCCAACAGGAGAGACTCCTCCTAATATTTTAAATAATATAGGTTCTAACACAGTTCCGAGTATAAATACTCCAGTTATTACACCACCAACAATTACAACAACACAAAAAATTAAAGACGGAATTTCCAAAAAAGTTTTAAGAGACTTATTATCTGAATGTGATTATTTTACCGCAATACAAGGTGAAAATCCTATGATATATGACTCAATAAAACAAAAATTAAAATATTTTACACCGGCTTTCCACTCAATGACCCCCGAAGGTCTTAACTCAAGATTAACATTCCTAAACCAATGTTCAAGACCTGGGGATACGATACCAACAATTGGGGCGGATGGAAAACCAAAATACAATGCCGCGACTAACACCGCTTTTGGTGCTCCTCCCGTATTGATATTAAGAATTGGTGATTTTTATAATACGAGAATAATCCCGACTTCAATTAATATTACTTATGAACCTGTATATGATTTTAATCCTGAGGGAATTGGTTTCCAACCTATGATTGCTAAAGTCACATTAGGATTTAACTTTGTTGGAGGTTCGGGATTGAAAGAACCAATTGATACATTACAAAATGCGTTGTCTTTTAATTATTATGCAAATACTGAAATATTTGATGAAAGGGCTGAATGGACTGATGACTCGTTCAAAAAATTAGATGAGGATTTGGTTAGACAAATATTAGAGGATAGAGGAGAACAATCAGGTTCAACAATTATTCAAAACGCGATTCAAAATAACGGAGGTGGATATATTGGAACTCAAGAAACAAGGGAGGAATTACCTGAATCAACAACAGGAGTTATCAACTATAAAGAATTCATGAATGGGTTCTCGGCATCTTGTCAAAATTATATTAATACTATAATTTCTAAACTTACCGATTTTAAAACACCCTATAACGGAACACTTATTCAAGTTTTTGGTTCTAAAAGAATATATTCTACGGGAACCGCAAGTTTACCTGATAGTTCGGCTAAAGTTGAAATTTTTGGTAAACCTGATGAAATTCAGGGAGAGATTGATTATTGGTTTGAAGATATTATTGCAAATGTTAGTAGTGAAGGGTTATCATGGCAGATTGCAATTGAAAATAGAGACGGAGGGGTATTATCTAGACGAGACCAACGAAGAGTATATCAAAATTTGACAACATATATTGAAAATTATAAAAATAATTTCACAGTAGATTTGAGTAGAGTAATACAGGAAATATTATCACCTCAAGAACAACTTGTCATTAATATGGAAAAGTCTGATTTTATTAGTTCTTTACACGACGGAAAAATTAATTCAGACCAATCCGTGGAAGTTTTAGACATTTCAGGTATTACTGAAAATAATGTAAATACATTTACAAAATTTGGTGAAGATTATCAATCTATAACTAATCTATTAAATGGTTTTCATAGTTCTTTAAAAGATGTTGGATTGATTCCTTCCGATAGTTTTGATGTTAATGGATTACTTGGATTTGAGTCACCAGTTACCCCCGGAGATGCTAAATTTATGGTAATTATGGACCCTATTTTTAGAGATGACGCTAAGAAACAAGAATTTTTGACAGAGGTAGTTAAAGGTACTTCAAATGAGGAAAGTGTTAAACTATTGATAGTAGATTATATTTTTACAAGATTTTATGATGTATATAAAAATAAAATATTGAATGTTGACACTATGATTAGTAATTGGAAGACAACATACGAACAACAGTATACAAAAATAGAAGGTGACACTAGTTTAGATAGGAAATTCACATATATCGTTAACACAAGTGCAAGTGAAGATTTACAAACCCAACTAAGGAATATATATTTAACAGGGAATAGTAATGATGATAAACAAACATTCAATGGTAAACACAAATTTAACTAATGGCTGAAAGCACCTACGATAGATATTCTACATTTTTAATTAATGGTCAACAGACGGTAGTACCTGGTATTAAGTTAAACTCTAAAGGTACTGATAAACGATATGTTTACATGGTTAATGTATCACGTTTGGATAAAATATCTCAGGAATATTATGGCTCTCCGTTATTTGGGTGGTTAATCTTACAAGCTAATCCTCAGTATGGGGGATTAGAGATGAATATCCCTAATAATGGATTATTGACAATACCATTTCCATTAATACCGTCATTACAAGATTATAAAGCTTTGTTAGATAACCATTTCTATTATTATGGTAGGTAAAGAAAAAAATATATTAGTTGAATTTGACTATGAAAACATTATCCTTGTTGACCCAAATAAAACTATTGATGAAGAAGGTAATGTTGGGGAAAGATTTTTACCCCCCGAAAATTTAGTTTGTTATGCAAATTTAGAATGTAATCTATTCCCAAGAACCCGACTTGCATTGGGTTTAAATGGGGCCGCAACAGGAGAACTTGTTAATATTGCGTCAATAAATTTCATGAAACCTGGTGGAGGTAGTTCATTAACGAATGAATTTTACGATGAGTTCACAGGTGAAAACACAATTAAAGGTGAGGGACTTAATCAACCATCAGAACAAGGTCAAAAGATTTCATCTACAGACAAACCAACGGAATTCTATTTTCAACAGCAAACTATAAATAATAAGGATACTGGATTACTCGGTATTCAAAGTATAACTATAACAAACAATTGGAACCAACCTACAGTAAGAATTAAATTCGTAGATATTAGAGGTAGGGCTCTTTTTGAAAAAGGAGAAAATTCTCCATATGCAACATTTTTTAATTTTCCATATCCTATTTTTTATTTAACGATAAAAGGTTATTTGGGACAGGCCGTTAAATTACAGTTAACTCTTAACAAATTTAATTGTAGTTTTAATTCAACAACGGGAAATTATGACATTGATACTGAATTTCAGGCGTTTAAATATAATATTTTAACAAGTATTATGATGTCCCATGCTTTGGCGACACCATATATGTATAATAAAAAATATACTGTAACCCCAACAATTACTAATAGCTTAGCTAAATTAGGTACTAATGTTTTAACATTAAATGAGGCAAAGGGGTTACAAAAAATAAAAGAAGTATATTCTGAATACAAGGCTAAGAATTTAATACCTACGGATTTTCCTGAGATTACAATGCAGGAAATGATAGAGAGATTAACAAGATTAGAATCTTATATTTTAAAATCATTTGGTCAACAAGATTTAAGTCCACTTACAGATACTGACAAGTATAAAAGATTAGTTCAAGAGTATGAAGGGGATATCCAAACATACGTTGGTGGTAATAGTTGGTTTAACAAATATTGTGACCAAAATACATATTGGATTTTAAAGGACAGAGATATTAAAGTTTACCAACTTAGACCTGAATATGCATTTGGTGGTGGAATTCTTGAGGCGGTTAAAGATTTAGATACAAGATTAAAAACAAACAAAGATAAATTATTACTGAATAAAACATTTGGTGGGACCGGTGAGATTTTAATTGATGGTAAAAAAATTGTAACTAAAATAAATCCAACAGGTATTAGTATTGATGATTTTTTAAGAAATTCTAAAAGTGAAAACGATATTAATTTTCAAAAAACATACGAGGAAAGGACAGGTAAAGTTGCTACTGCAAATGATATTGCCAAATTAAGAATTGAGTATAATACTCAGGTTTTATTACCTTTGAAGGCTTTAATTCAGACAACATTAGAAGGTGGTGGTAATAATCAAAGTAGTCAACAATCACAACAACAAGATGGTGGAGGTAAAAAAGAAATTACTATTGAATTAGAAAAATATGGAATAAAACCAGAATCAACCCCTTTATTTATAATTGAAGGTGATAATATAAATTCATTTGAAAGTTATATTAAAAAAATATACGCCCAAATTGATGAAAAAAAGAAAACAATTGACGACGCTTTAAATGCCGCACTTGCTGAAAAAATAGGCAAATCTGAAGAAGGATTAGGTTTCCAACCGACAATAAGAAATGTATTAGCGGTTATTATGGCGAGTACTGAAGGATTTATCAGATTAATGGAAGATGTTCACGAATCGGCATGGAACCAAAGACAAAACAAATATAGGTTAGCTGCGGTATTAGGGGATGATAAAACGGCCCCATCTCCTGACTCAAAAGATTCAGTTAGGGGTGCTGATGGTAATTTAATACCTGTATATCCTTGGCCTCATTATTATGTTGAAACTAATAGTGATAAGGGTGAAAAATTTGAATTAAGATACCCTGGTGATAGTTCAGTAAAGTCAAAAACTAAGGGATATATATATCAATATTGGCCTGAAGTTGAATTTGTTGAAGAATATTTAAAGGGTAGATTACAAATTGACACCCCACCAAATAATCCTCAAATTGTTGGTAATAATGCTGAATTGATTAATAGAGCTTCATACAATGCTATTGAATACGAACTATCAAATGTTATAATGGCAAATAAAGAGGAGGTTAAATTCTTTTATGAGATGTATGAAAGAATGATGTTACCTTTTTATTATCAGAGGTTTAATAAACCATCATTTATTTCATCCCAATCCTATTTACCAATTGGAGATGCTGAGTTCATTAATTTACAAAAATCTTTGGGAGCTGGTTCTCCATATTTAATACAGAAAATTAAAGAATATAACTTAAACTCTAATGTGTATTTGAATTTCTTAGCAGGAATTTCAAATAACGGAGTTGGACAAAGTTGGCAAAATTATATTAGAGGGTATTTCAATACTCCATATATTAAAGCTAAAGTTGAGAGTCCATTTGTTATATATGATTTTGAATCCTTTAATACTAAAGTTTCAGTTGAATCTCCTGTTACTGAAGATAAAATCTCGGTTTACTTACAATCAACACAGAACAACGAAAAAAATATTGTAGATGTTTTTCCATTTGCAATTAATGGGTGGAATAGGAATCAAATGAGTTATGGTATTGGTTCAACAAACGAATCAATAATGAACACCTCAAAAACGTTATTTTTATACGATACAAAAAATTTGGTAGCTAATTTTAACAATCAGAATTTTGCATCTGCCGATAAGGTAAAACCTGTTACTAACTTCTTATATTTAAGCGAAGCGGGTCCAATACAACCTGATGTTTTAGATTTTAAAAATTTCTATAGAAAATTTACGGATAGTAGAAAAATGTTTACAACTCAAGGAGCTGTAGAATACTCAAACTATAATGGTGGGTTATCAGGTAGTCAAACTACGTCAATAATTAACACACCTTATTTTGTAAATGCCATTTCAAAAGGGGTGGAAAAGTGGCAATTAGGGGATGCTCATCCTTATAAAGCAGCTGCGTATCTTTTCCTAAACTCATTACCAATTGCAACCCTAAGGGAAAAATACCGTTCAAGAGAAAATGGGGTGGAAACCTCACTTGATTACATTTTTGCGGGTATGACTAAATTTGGAGGATTACATAAAGTACCATACGCCTTTATATTAAAAATTGGTTCAGTTTGGAACAGATATAAAACATTTATTGAAACTGGAGTTGATTTTCTTGATGAAGTTTGGGATGATATTGATGTAAATAATATGTACGACCCAATTGGTAATAATCCACAAACAACTTATCAATTTAATTATGGTTCAGGATTAAGAAAAATACAACTACAAACAACGCAAGAAATTAATGGGGTTGATACAACAATTATGAATGTTGGGTTTTATCCTAAATTGATTAATGATATTTCGTTATTTACAACAGGTCTTAATTTTTTAACAAATTACTCAAGTCAAGAAATTAATCAAAAAATACAAAGTGGAGATATAAGTGTTACCTATATGAATAATGACGGGGCCTCATTTACACTACCTGCGGGATATGATGATACTTTACCTAACCAAGCTTTAACTTTTAATAGTTGGTCGGTAATTTTTAAAGACAATAATAGTGGAAGAAGTTATGTTGTTCCATCTGTTGGTGGACAACTTAATCAGGCTAAATATGATTGTTTAAATACACAATTAAATAAAGCTAAAAATAGTATACCAAACAATAGTTCGGTTTTTAATGGGTCGGCTAGAATGTTTTGGGCGGTGTCTCAATATGGGTATTTTAATAATAATTTAATTACAAAACCGACACCAAAACAATGGATGAAAAAAATTAATAGTGATTCTGAAGACCAAATGGCTTTCCATTTGTCAAATCAATATTCATCAATTGAAGATTTATTTGGAACATTCTCTAAAGAAGAATTGGACCAATTTGAAAACCACTTTTTAAATTTTAGTAAATCTGAATGGGAGTTTCAAATATTAAAAAAACAAGAGACCAGTGTTGACACACAAGGAGTATTTAATGGAAATCAAGAAAATATTACGGTTAGTGAAGTCACTATTAGACAAACTATTAATAGAATACAAAATGTACCAAATAAAGAATATTTAAATTTCCAATTATTATTTAAAGAATTATTTGGATTTAATGGGTCAACAAACCCCAACGAGTTATTGAAATTTTCAGAAAACTATAATACTCAGCTAAACAATTTTTTCACTAATTTCCAAGGGTTCATGAATTATGAAAAATTCATAAAAATTGGAAATCCATCAAAATATGATAAAAGAGTATTTTATAGTTTTGCTTTGTCAACTGAGTTCTTTATTGAAGAACCATATACTTTTGGACAATATGAAATTGGTTCTTTACCATCATTGAATGATACCACTACCTTAGCTCAATCCCAAGCATCTTTTCCTGAAACATGGAAAAAATTACAAATTTATGTTGGGTTTTCTGATTACCCTGGTATGGCATATAGTAATAATTTTTCATATATAACTGATTTCTTTGTTGATAATAATGTGAGATTTTCTGAGGAAAATATTGAAATACTTGCACCACTTATCAAAATGTACGCAACGCAAAAACGTAATAACTCAATTTATAACGGTACAACATTCTTGGCAGATATTAGAAGTTATCTTAGAGAAACTCAAAATTATATGAATGTTGTGTTAAATTATTACTTGTTAAAAGCTAGAAATGAATTACCTAATGTTTCTGAAGTAAATGAAGCAACCCCTAAAGTTTCATATGATGGGGACCAAATGAAATTTTTATTATATGATGATTTTAAGGCATTAAATGATACTTGGATTGCGGGTAATGATTATAGTGAAACTACATTATTTGAGGATTTTCTATTTTTAGATAGAGCGAGTAGGGATATTGGTGACAAAATAATTGTGAATCCGTTTGAATTAAAAAACATGTTTAAGAATTTAAATAAATCGGCAAGTACTTTCACATTTATTAATGGTATAATTATGGGACATAATATGTATACCATGATGATGCCTCAGTGGATTAATTTTTATAATGCTGATGAAGTTGCAACTCAAGACATACCAAGAGTAGATTCCACTTTAGAATTTGGAAATCAATTGTTTGGTACTTTTATGTCGGTAGATACCCGAAAAAGTTCACCAAAATTATTATGTATCTATAATGATACAAAATCTACGTATTTAGATATGGGTAATAATGATGATTACCGATATAAGTCAGATACATTTGAATTACGAAGAGCGTCAGACAATCCTTTAATTGAGACATTACAGGGTAAGACGGATTATGCGAAATCAAATAGAGTAGTTGGGTTTAATGTTGACATTGGAATACGAAACCAAAATATATTCTCAACCTTTAATGTTAGTACTAATCCTGCTAAGATGACTAAAGAGGCTGCGGCAGCTCTTGACCAACAGATTAATCAGGCTTCAGGTAGAAAAACTATAACTCAAAATACGTCTCTTTGGAATTTTTATAGAAGTAGAAGTTATGAATGTTCGGTAACTTGTTTAGGTAATGCATTAATACAACCATTAATGTATTTTAACTTGAGACACGTTCCTATGTTTAATGGAACATATATGATTACTAAAGTTGAACACCAAATAAGTCCTGGTTCATTTAAAACCACTTTTGCTGGTAGTAGACAATCAATGTTCTCAATGCCACCAATTGATTCTTATGTTCAGGGTGCGATTAGGGAAATACTAGAAGATATTGTTGAAACAAGAAAACAAGAGGAAAATGCTGCGTCACAGATTAATAATCTCTCCAATAGTACTCAGGGTATTATTACGACAACAACAACTGCTGCCAATAATATAGACGGCTCAACAAAACCAATTACTCAAGAAATTAGTAATACTGCCTCAAATAATGTTAATTGTGGTAATTTACTTAGTTCAAAGTTTAAAAATTATATATTTACTGGAGCTTCACAAACACAAGAACTTACACCTTCTATGTTACAACAAAAATTATCAGTTATAACAAATGAAAATGTTAGATGGTTAGTTTATAACACTATTTATGATTCAGAATCAAATGGAGCAAAAGGGTTTAATTATAATATAGGTAAGGTAAGATTAAATAGAGATTGGGGAGGAAATTTAGGTACCTTCTTTAATGAAACATATTATTGTCAACAAGATAGTAAGGGGAACTCAATACCAATGGCATCTTTTGAAAGTTATGATAAGGCAATACAAATGATGGCAGCCTATTATAGTAATAGTGGTGGTAATTTAATAATACCTACAGAATCTCAAATTCAAAGCGGGGAAATACCTGACGATTTCATAAATAATACTTTTTCAGAATATTCCAGGTTATGGCTGTCTATGACAGATAATCAGATTGATTCTTTTAAGAGAGATAATAAAGATGTTTGGAATTTGTTTAAAAATGAAATTAAATCCGCATTAAAAAATGCTAAAGCATCAAGAGTTCTGTAATTTCAGATAATCAGTATATTTATATAAAAAAACAAAGTTATGAGCTTACAATTAATTTTAGACAATTATCTTGGTAAAAGAACAAGATATTCAGAAAAAGATGCTGGAAACGGGTTCAAAGAGGTATGTGATTTAGACAGTGGAGATTGTTACACTGTTAGAATGAAAGATGGACTTATTGAAAGAGTAGATAACACAATGAGTGTTAATAAGAAAGTTAATGTTGAAACTCCAAACGGAATTAAAAGATTATTAAACGGATAATAAAATGGCAATTGATAAAAAAATCATTTCTGAAATTAAGAGATACAGAAGTATTAATCAATACTTAAATGAACAAGATGCTCTTCCACCTATAGAAGAGCCAATTCCTGGTGTAGGTGAAACACCACCAATTGGAGATACTGCAACACCACCTGCGGACCCAACTTTAGCCGGACCACCCGCACCTGCGGAACCTCAAGTTATTGATGTTGAGACAGATTCTGAAGTGGAAAAAATTGATGACTCAGGTAAATCAGAAGAGGAAATGGATTCTGAAGAAACAGGTTCTGAGGAATTAGAGATAACTGATTTGGTAAATGCTCAGAAAGAAACTCAAACAAAACAGGATGATTATTTTGGACAATTATTTGGACAACTTGAAGAATTAACATCTAAGTTGGCTGATATGGACCAAATCGTAGATAAAATAAATCAACTTGAAATGAAAGTTGATAAAATGAGACCAAAAACTCCTGAAGAAAAATTAGAATTGAGAAGTTTAGATTCCTACCCATTTAATCAAAAATTAAGTGATTTTTTTGAAGATAAAGAAGAGGATTTAGAAAAAACTGGTAAAAACGAATACATTTTAACTTCTGATGAGGTTGAGGATTACTCTCCATCAGAAATTAAAAAAACATTCATGCCACCGACTGACCAACAAGATTTGTACAAGATGTAATTTGACTTTTGACTATTTTGGATTATATTTGTTTTAATAATTAACTTTTTAAAACTTATAATTTATGTCATCAGTCTTAGATTCAGTTCTGGCACAGTACGAAAAATCAAAACAATCAGGCGGAGCGTCAAACAAAATGACGCAGGAAGAGCGAATGAAAAAGTATTTCGCAGCAATTCTTCCACAAAATCAATCATCGGCTCAAAAACGAGTTCGTATCCTTCCTACTAAGGACGGTAGTTCACCATTTGTTGAAGCGTGGTTTCACGAAGTTCAAATCGGAGGACAATGGAACAAGTTGTATGACCCAGGTAAAAACGACAATGAGGCAACACCTTTAACAGATGTTCATGATGCTCTTATTAGTACAGGTAAAGATTCTGACAAAGAACTTGCTAAACAGTACAAAGCTCGTAAATTCTACATTGTTAAAGTTATTGACCGTGATAACGAAGCGGACGGACCAAAATTCTGGCGTTTCAAACACAACTATAAGAACGAAGGTGTTCTTGACAAAATCATTCCAATTTGGAAAGCAAAAGGAGATATTACAGACCCTGAAAAAGGACGTGACCTTATCATTGAATTAGCTAAAGCTAAAACTCCAAAAGGTAAGGAATATACAATCATCCAAACAGTTATGTATGATGATGCTACTCCAATCCACACTGACGAGGCAACAGGTAAATCTTGGGTTAACGATGAGTTGACTTGGAGAGATGTTTACTCTAAAAAACCAACCGAATATCTTGAAGCAATTGCTCGTGGAGAAACTCCAAGATGGGATTCTGACAAAGGTGGTTATGTATATGGTAACAGTGAATCAGACGAAATGGTAATTGGTGGTGGTTCTACATCATACACTGACCCACAAGCTGAGTCAGAACCTGATGGTGACTTACCATTCTAATTTATACGGATGGGCACTTGCATGGTGTCCATCCTTTTTCATTTTCATACTAACAATTTAAACACATAGACATTTATGGCTATAAAGAAAAAAGAATTCTCATTAGATGCGATTAAGGACAAATACTCCACAAAAACCAAATATAAAGAAACAGACTTTTATGAAGTCGGTGAAGCTTTCCATAGTAGTTGCGGTTTACCTGGTCCTGCTTTGGGCAACATCAATATGTTCTTGGGGCACTCAAATTCTTCCAAAACGACGGCTCTTGTCAAAGCCGCTGTGTCTGCTCAGAAGAAGGGGCATTTGCCTGTTTTCATTATCACCGAGAAAAAATGGAGCTGGGACCACGCAGTTGAACTCGGTTTGGTGGCGGAGATGACCGACGGTGAATGGGACGGACAGTTCATATTCAACGACAACTTTGACTATATTGAACAAGTAACTGACTACATTAATGAATTATTGGATGAACAAGAAAAGGGTAATATTCCTTATTCACTTTGTTTCCTTTGGGATTCAGTAGGTTCTATTCCTTGTAAGATGACCTTTGATGGTAAAGGCGGTAAACAACATAATGCGTCGGTATTGGCAGATAAGATTGGTATGGGTATCCAAGCTCGTATTACTAAATCACGTAAGGAAGATTATCCGTATACAAATACAATGGTTGTAGTCAATCAACCTTGGGTTGAATTACCTGATAATCCATTTGGACAACCAACTATTAAAGCGAAGGGTGGTGAGGCACTTTGGTTAGCATCAGCTCTTGTATTCCTATTTGGTAATCAGAAAAATGCAGGTATTAATCACATTACGGCAACTAAAAATGGTAGAACAGTATCTTACGCTATTAGAACTAAAATCTCTGTTCTAAAGAACCATATTAATGGATTAGGATATAAAGACGGTAAGATTATTGCAACACCGCAAGGATATATTGCTGACGATAAAGACGCTCTTGAAAAATACAAAAAAGAGTATTCACAATATTGGAACGCAATCCTTTCAGGTACAGGGGAAATTACCCTTGACGAGAATGAAGAAACTTTTGAAAACGAACAATTTTAATTAGTTTTCAGTGAAAAAAACATTACTTGTTGACGGAAATAATCTGATGAAGATTGGGTTCCACGGAGTGAAAGATTACTTTCATAATGGTGAACATATTGGAGCATTGTATCATTTTATGAATACTCTTCGTAAGTTCATTGACGAACAAAATTTTGACAAGGTAGTGGTATTTTGGGACGGTGAAGACTCCACGAGTTTGCGTGGGGTTCTTTATCCCCAATATAAACAAAATCGTAAATTAACGATGGAGGACGCAGTCTTTATGTCCTACCTAAAACAAAAAAATCGTATCAAACAATATCTTGAGGAAGTTTATATCAGACAACTTGAGATTAGTGGAAGAGAAGCTGATGACTTGATTGCCTATTATTGTCAAGTTTCTGAAAATGAGAACAAGTTAATTTTTTCTTCAGACAGGGACTTAACCCAACTTATTTCTGAAAAGGTGTCAGTATACTCACCATCACTTAAATCCACGTTTAAACACGGGGATAAGATTAAATTTGATAGTTTTGAATTCCCACACTATAATGTTAAAACTTTAAAAATATTAACAGGTGATAAATCTGATAACATAGAGGGTATATATTTGCTCGGAGAAAAAACATTAGTTAAATTTTTTCCTGAGATACTTGAAAAAGAAATTTCTTATAACGATATTTTAACAAAGGCTGAAGGTTTATTAAAGGAACAAAAAGATAATCAAACTTTAAAAAATCTTCTAACAGGTAAAACAAAATCAGGTATCTTTGAAAACGAATTTTTTATAGTAAATGAACAAATTGTTGATTTATCTAACCCTCTACTCACGGATGAGGACAAACAGGAAATTATTGAAATCGTTAACGAAACATTAGAGCAAGAAGGTAGAAGTTACAGAAACATTATTAAATATATGGTTGAAGATGGACTCTTCAAGTATCTACCTAAAGGTGATGACGCTTGGACATATTTCCTTAAACCATTTATGAAACTAACAAGAAAAGAAAAAAACAAACCAAAAAAAAGATAAAAAATGAATCAAAATGAAATGACAAAAATGGAGTTTTTGTTAACTCTAAATGACAACATCGTTGTTCAACGTTTTTACAATGTCAGAGGGTATAACCCAAAGGCAAAAAACTCAATGGATGTTTATGACCAAGTTTATGACTTTACAGAAAGACTTCAAAAGTATTTGAAGATGAGGTCTGTGGATTATTTGCTTGAAAATGAATATCAAATATCTGAAGACCCACAAGTATTGGAAACTTCTTTTACTGATGGTCCCGAAAATTTTAATATCTTTGTAAAAATTGACGGAGACATGATTCATCACAGACAATTTGATGCTAAGATTTACCCACCAAAAGTTAGATACACTGTTGATGTTAGATTCCTATTGAAGGATTTACTCAGAGAATTGACAGAAATTTTTTCATCAAAAAATTTAACTTTAGATTACATGGGTGTTCGCTTGGCTCGTTAATATTTATCAAAAAACCAACAGACACTTATGAGTTCAGACAAGAATTTTGATTATTTAGGACAAACATTTCAGTTACAGTTACTGAATCAAATTATAACAGACAAGGACTTCTCACATTCAATTGTGGGGGTTCTTGAAGCTGGATATTTTGAAAACAAATATTATAAAATCATCATACAGATGATTAAGGAGTACTATTCTAAGTACGAAGCTAGCCCTAATTTTGAAACTCTGTCTCAAATCGCAAAAAGTGAAATTTCGCAAGAATTAGCAAGAAAAATTGTGTTAGATACGATAGGTGAGATTAAAATCGCACCTGACGAAGGTAAGTCATTCGTTCAAGAAAAGGCATTAAAATTCTGTAAACAACAAGAATTACAGAAGGTAATGGGTAAGGCTCAAAAAATCATTGATTCAGGTGAGTTTGAGTCTTACGACCAACTTGAATCAATGGTAAGAGATGCGTTACAGGTAGGGAATGTAGACAGAGGAACAGAAAACGTATTTGATAACCTTGATGACGTGTTATCTGACGATTACAGACATCCAATACCTATGGGTATACCAGGAATTGATAATCTATTAAAAGGTGGATTAGCAAAGGGGGAAATCGGAGTAATTTTAGCACCAACAGGTGTTGGTAAAACTACCGTAACTTCAAAAATTGCTAATCACGCTTTTAACATGGGGTTCAATGTTCTTCAAATATTTTTTGAGGACAATCCAAAGATTATCCAAAGAAAACATTTCACTATGTGGACAGGTATTGCTCCTGACAAATTAGGTGAACACAAAGAAGAAGTTTTGGAGAAAGTAAGAGTTATTAAGGAAACAATGCCAAATAAACTTTTACTAACTAAGTTACCTTCGGACACACTTACAATGTCCCAAATAAAAAGTCAGATTAGAAAATTAATTGCTGATGGAACAAATATTGATGTAGTTATTTTGGATTACATTGATTGTGTAACCCCTGAAAAGGCATTAGAGGATGAATGGAAGAGTGAGGGTTCAGTAATGAGAGCATTTGAAGCAATGTGTCACGAACTGCACATCGCAGGTTGGACGGCAACTCAAGGTAATAGGAGTTCAATCTCGTCTGAGGTTGTTACTACTGACCAAATGGGAGGTTCAATTAAGAAAGCTCAAGTTGGTCACGTTATTATCACAATTGCAAAATCTTTACAACAAAAAGAATTAAATTTGGCAACAATTGCAATTACAAAGTCACGTATTGGTAAAGACGGGATTGTATTTGAAAATTGTAAATTTAATAATGAGTTGATGGAAATTGACACTGAAAGTTCTGTTACTTTCTTAGGATTAGAAGAAAACAGAGAGCAACAGAAAAAAGACAGAATTAAAGAAGTTATGGAGAAAAGAAAACAACAACAAGCATAATTATTAAAACACAAAGTTATACACATGGAAAAAATATTAGTAGAAAACCCGAATAGATTTGTAATCTTCCCAATTCAATATAATGATATTTGGGAATTTTATAAAATGCACCAAGCGGCATTTTGGACCGCTGAAGAAATTGATTTAAGTGGTGATATTAGAGATTGGGAAAATTTATCAGAAAACGAACAATACTTCATTAAGAACATTTTGTCGTTTTTTGCGGCTTCAGATGGAATTGTTAATGAAAATTTAGCTGAGAATTTCTATCGTGAGGTTCAGTACCCTGAAGCAAAATTCTTTTACGGAATCCAACTTGCAATGGAAAATATCCATTCATTAATGTATTCTCTTCTTATTGATACTTACGTTTCAAATGAAGAGGAAAAAAATAAATGTTTTACAGCATTGGATAATCTTCCAGCAGTTCAAAAGAAAGCTAAATGGGCTTTGGATTGGATTGAAAACGCATCGTTCCAAGAAAGATTGGTAGCATTTGCTGCAGTAGAAGGAATCTTCTTCTCAGGTTCATTCTGTTCAATCTTTTGGTTAAAGTCTCGTGGTATTATGCAAGGTTTATGTAACGCTAACTCTTTAATCTTTAAAGATGAAAATTTACATTGTGATTTTGCAATTCATTTGTTGAATAATCATATTGAAAACAAACCAAGTGAGAAAAGAATTAAAGAAATTCTATTATCCGCTTTGGAAATTGAAAAAGAATTTATCACAGAATCATTACCAGTATCTCTTATTGGAATGAACCAAAATTTAATGAAACAATATTTGGAGTTTGTGGTAGATGGTCTACTTGTTAAATTTGGATGTAAGAAACAATTTAATGTTGAACAACCATTTAAATTTATGGAACAAATTGCCGTTGAAACAAAAGGTAATTTCTTTGAGTCTAGAACTGTTGAATATCAAAAAGCAAAGTTAAATGAGACTCTCTCCTTTACTGATGACTTTTAATTTACTATCTTTTTAAACTATGATGTCACTAAGAATTAAAAAACGTAGTGGAGACGATGCGTCGTTCAATCCACAAAAAATTTATCAAAGAATTAAACGAGCTTCAAAAGGATTGAACGTTAATTCTGATGAAATCTTTATTAAAGTGATAACCTCAGTTCCGACTGAGGGTCTTATCACTACAAAGGATTTGGATAAGTTAATTTATGAAATTGCTGCGGCTTTTACAGGAAGTCATCATGACTATTCTCGTTTGGCTTCATCAGTTGCTATTTCATCTTACCATAAAGAAACTGACCCAAGTTTCTCAAATACGATGAGTATATTACACGTTGACGGTATTGTGAGTAATGAGTTAATGGAAATTGTTGAGTCTTACGGACCAAGTAAGATTGATGAGATTATCAATCACGATAACGATTATAACTTTGACTATTTTGCTTGGAGGTCTTTATCTGAAATGTATTTGTTGAAATTACCAAGTGGTAAGGTTGTTGAAAGACCACAACATATGTATATGAGAGTTGCTCTTTGGGTGACCAATACATTTGAAGAGGCCGTTGAGTATTACCAAGCGTTATCAAGTCAAAGAATATCACCAGCGACTCCAATTATGATTAATGCGGGTACAAAGGTTCCACAACTTGCATCTTGTGTTCTTCATTACAACGATTCAGATTCTCGTGAAGGATTGTTGAATACTATGAGAGACATCTCAACATATTCATCTGATGCTGCGGGTATTGGATTATCAATGTCAAATATTCGTAGTAAAGAAAGTCGTATTACATCTTCAGGTGGATATGCTGGTGGACTTTTGAAATACTTAAAGATTGTTAATGAGTCACTTCGTTTCTTTAACCAACAAGGACGTAGACCTGGTTCAGCTGCCATCTATTTGGAACCTTGGCATAAAGATATCATGGATTTATTGGAGATTAAAAAGAACACAGGTGCTGAAGAATTGAGAGCTCGTGATTTATTTACCGCACTTTGGATTCCTGATAACTTCATGAAAGCAGTTAAGGATAATGACGATTGGTATTTGTTCTGTCCTAACGATATTGTTAAGGCGGGAATCAAACCATTACAAGAATCTTATGGTACTGAATATGAAGAAAATTATCAGTTAGCGGTTAATATGGGTCTTGGTAAAAAGGTTAAAGCTCAAGAAATTTGGAATAAGATTATTGAATCTCAGATTGAAACAGGTGTTCCATATTTGTGTTCTAAAGACAATGCTAACAAGAAAACAAATCACCAAAACATTGGTGTCATCAAACAATCAAATCTTTGTAATGAGATTTACCAATACACTGATGAAAAGACAACCGCAATCTGTACTCTATCATCTATGGTATTAAAGAACTACGTTAAGGACGGGGAGTTTGATTTTAATGGATTGTATGGAGAAACACGTAAAGTCGTTAGAGCATTAAACAAAGTTGTTAATATCAATAACTACTCAACTGAGAAAGGACGTAAAGGTGGATTAGAACAAAGAGCAATTGCTATCGGTACCCAAGGATTGGCAGATGTATTCTATTTGATGGATTATATTTTCACATCAGAAGAGGCTCGTAAGTTAAATAAAGAAATTTTTGAAACTATCTATTTCGCAGCAATTACTGAAAGTAATAGATTGTGTATGGATGGTAAATATGAACCATACGCTCACTTTAACGGGTCACCTATGTCACAAGGAGTATTCCAATTTGATATGTGGGGATTGAAAGAAGATGAGTTATCAGGAAGATGGCCTTGGCAAATCTTGAAAGAGAATGTTAGTAAATATGGTGTTTGTAACTCTTTATTTACGGCTCAAATGCCTGTCGCGTCATCAGCAAAGATTACAGGTTCATATGAAATGACAGAACCCGCTCACTCAGCAATCTTTAACCGACGTGTTGTTGGTGGTGAGATTATGATTGTTAACAAGTATTTGATTAATGATTTTGAGAAGATTGGAATTTGGTCTGAAGATTTGAAGAATGAAATTATCATGAACGAAGGTTCAATTCAGAATATTAATTTCCTTAATTACTTGGATACTGAAGATAAGAGATATAACTTTAAAGTTAAAAGAATTGAACATTTAATTCAGAAGTATAAAACAATTTGGGAAATTTCACAAAAGGCATTGATTGAAATGGCTGCGGATAGAGCACCATTCATTGACCAATCACAATCAATGAACATTTATATGGGTAACCCAACGTTGTCTAAGATTTCTTCATCACATTTTTATGGATGGGAAAAAGGATTGAAAACACTTTGTTACTATGTTAGAACAAAGGCAATCTCAACTGGAGCAAAACACTTGGCGGTTGACATTTCAAAGGTTAACAAACCAAATCCAACTCCTGAACCTCCAAAGGTTGATTACAGTTCAATGAACTTACCTCCAAAACCTGACAATAGTCAATTTGATTGTTTTGGATGTTCTTCTTAACAAATCCGATGTGTTATCCCGAGCTAGGTCGGGATTTTTTATTTTAACTATTTATCAAATAACAGAGGACTTTATATTTATTTGATATGGCAAATGGAAAAACATATGGTATAGATTTTCCTTTCAGAACATCTCAATTTGGTAAATATTTAAGTTTATCTCAAACTGCGGATGATGAAATCAGGAATAACTTAGTGCATTTATTGTTGACTAGACGAGGTAGTAGATATTACCTACCTGATTTTGGAAGTAGATTGTATGATTATATTTTTGAGCCAATGGACAGTCTAACTTTTGATAGTATTGAGGCGGAGATTAGACAATCTTGTGAGAGATATATACCAAACCTTAAAATTTCAAAAATTTCAATTACTGATGCGTCAAATGATGATGTTGATTCTGCAACATCTGTTGAGGATTCTGGTGGGAGAACATATAATATGACAGGAATGGGTAATAGAGAATACACCGCAAAAGTTAGAATTGATTACGTTATCACCGATAATGTATTTAACTCTAAAGATTTTGTAATTATTAATATATAATATTATGGCTGAAAAAAGAATATCCTATACAGTTAGGGACTTCCAAGGATTAAGAACTGAACTTGTTAATTATGTTAAAACTTATTATCCTGAATTAATTGATAATTTTAACGATGCTTCCGTGTTCTCTGTGTTTATGGATTTAAACGCTGCGGTTGCAGATAACTTACATTATCATATTGATAGAAGTGTTCAAGAAACTGTCCTACAGTTTGCTCAACAACGCTCGTCGGTTTATAATTTGGCTAGAACTTATGGTTTAAAAATTCCCGGACAAAGACCGTCAGTATCATTAGTTGAATTCTCCATTACAGTTCCTGCGGCTGGTGATAAAGATGATGAAAGATATGAAGGTATATTAAGGAGAGGTTCTCAGGTTGTTGGCGCGGGACAAGTATTTGAAACCATTTATGATATTGATTTTACATCACCATATAATGCTCAAGGGTTTCCGAATAGGTTAAAAATTCCAAATTTTGATTCAAGAGGGAATCTTATTAACTATACAATTACTAAAAGAGAATTAGTTGTAAATGGTGTTACAAAAGTATTTAAACAAGTAATAACCCCAAATGATGTTAGACCATTCTATGAAATTTTCTTACCTGGTAAAAATGTTTTAGGTATTACAAGTATCATCCAAAAAGATGGAACAAGTTATGCTAATGTCCCAAGTCCTCAAGAGTTCTTAGGTACTAATGGTAGATGGTATGAGGTTGATGCGTTGGCACAAGATAGGGTTTTTATTGAAGACTCAACTAAACCATCAGACAAGCCTGGTGTTAAAATTGGTAAGTGGATACAAACCAATAACCGATTTATCAGTGAGTTTACTCCTGAAGGATTTATGAAGTTAACATTTGGTGGTGGAACGGGTTCAGCTGAAGACCAACTTAGAGAATTTACAAATTCAGGTAACTTACCTACAATTCAAAATTTTTTAAATAACTTTTCATTAGGGTCAACCTTAAAGGCGAATACCACTTTGTTTATACAATATCGTTCAGGTGGTGGAGTTGGAAGTAATTTAGGTGTGAATACGATTAATCAAATTGGAACTGTAATATTTGTTGTAAACGGACCTTCCGAAACTACAAATACTGCGGTTGTTAATTCATTGAGATGTAATAACGTAACTGCGGCTATTGGTGGGGCAGGACAACCAACGTTAGAAGAAGTTAGAAACTATGTGGCATTTAACTTTGCAAGCCAAAACAGAGCGGTAACTGTGAATGACTACGAAGCTTTAATTAGAAAGATGCCAAGTCAGTTTGGTGCACCTGCTAAAGTTGCGGTAATGGAAGAAGAGAATAAAATTAAAGTTAAGATTCTTTCATACGATACTAATGGGGCGTTAACTAATACGGTATCAAATGCGTTATTAGATAACTTAGCAACTTATTTATCAAACTATAGAATGATTAATGATTATATCGCAATTGAAACTGCGGATGTTGTTGACCTAAGTATTGACCTATATGTTGTATTAGAGTCAACTCAAAATCAGGGTAATATTATTACATCAATAATTGACAAGGTGTCAAGTTATTTCAATCCATCAAATAGAGAACTTGGTCAGAACGTTAACATATCTGAGATTAATAGAATTTTACAATCCGAAAATGGTGTAATTTCAGTAACTCAAATTGATATTTTTAACGAGGTTGGAGGTGAGTATTCGTCATCTCAAACATCAATGGCTTACTCAAATACAATAACTAGACAGATTGAACCTCAGGAAGGGACAATATTCGCATTGCCTAATCAAATATATCAAATTAGGTTCCCGACAAAGGACATTAGAGTGAGAGTTAAAAACTTCCAATCAGTTACACTTTCTTAATTTATTTTATTTATTTAGGACTTATAATTTAATTGATTGTGTTTATAAAATGCAGTCATAACTATTTATGAAATAAAGTCCGATGAGTAAAATTTATAGGATAAAAACAACTCCTGGAATTGACCAAAATTTAACAGTAAACATAAACCAAGATTTTGAAGAGATTGAATTACTATCTCTTAAAATAAGACAAGAAGATGTTTACCCAATCGGATGTGCCAATTATGGAGTCATTGCGGGAAGAGTATTTGTGAACGGGGGATATGGACTACCAAAGGCTAAAGTATCTGTATTTATACCTCTTAGACCTGAAGATGAAGATAATCCTGTCTTAACTTCATACTATCCTTATAGAACTCTTGAGGATGTTAATGAAGATGGGTATAAATATAATTTGCTACCATACGTAGCTTCTTATAGTGGACACTCACCGACAGGGACATTCCCAACAAGAGAAGATGTATTAAAAGACCCAGTTGCTTCGGAACTTTTTGAAAAGTATTACAAATATACTGTAACGACAAATGAAAGTGGAGACTATATGATTTATGGAGTCCCACTTGGGACTCACACGATAGTTTTAAATGTTGACTTATCTGATATTGGGGAGTTCTCAATGACTCCTCAAGATTTAATTAGAATTGGAAGAGGAACTGAGAATCAATTTAATGGTAGTTTCTTTAGGTCTTCAAATAACTTTAATGAACTTCCGCAGATTGTTTACGAAACTAAGATAGTACAGGTTAATGCATTTTGGGGTCAAGATGATACCTGTCAAGTAGGAATTACTCGGGCAGATTTTGATTTGAGTAGTGGGCAAAATAATATTACCATACAACCAACTGCGGTATTTATGGGTTCTATATTTTCTTCTGAAACCACTAAAAAAGTTAAAAGAAGATGTAAAGTTAAATCTAAATTAGGTCAATTATGTCAATTAACTACAGGACCTGGACAGATTATTGCTATTAGACAAACTATAGATATTGATGATGATGGGTATCCTGTCTTAGAAAAATATGATTTACCACAAAACGGTAAATTGATAGATGCTGACGGGACTTGGGTAATTGAAGTCCCTATGAACTTGGACTATGTTTACACTAATGAAAATGGTGAAAGAGTATTAAGTGATGACCCTAAATTAGGAATTCCTACAAATGGTAAATATAGATTTAAAATTAAATGGCAACAACCTGCGGGACTTACTGAAGAAAACAGAAGAGGGTATTTCTTAGTTCCAAACATTAAAGAACACGGATGGACAAACAGTGGGGAAGACCCTCTATTACAGGATACTGAAACTTTTACTATTCAAACTAATGACCCAGTTATTAATATAGTCGGACAATCAGGTTATGTGTATCGTGTTAAGTCAAAAACAAATGTAACTGATTTTGTTGTTGAATTAGACGGTAACCCATACGTGGGTAACAAAAATGACATTTTATTAAATTCAAATGATATTATTTCTATAACTCCCACATATGAGGATGATGAAGCAACATCTACTTGGGTGTTTGAAAAAATACCTTTGGTAAAATATAGATTAGAAAGGTCATATGCATTTAGTTTAAGTTGGTATGATTACAATGACCCTCAGGAGGCTATTGATTGTATAGACACGTTTTATTTTATGAAATATAATAAAGTATATACTGTGTCACAATTATTAGATAGATATACGTCAAGAAGATTTACTTGGAATACTTTACAGATAAAAAATATAAACACAGATGATTGTGATGAATCAACTAATAAATTACCTGTTAATGATGTTCAGTATAGATTTGTTCCAATATTCATATTACTAAGTTTCTTTTTAACTCTTATGAAATTTTTGCTTAGGGCAATTATCATTCCTATGCATTTATTAGCGTTCTTATGGCCTGTAATCTTCTTGATTATGCAACTTGTGTGGGTTATACAAATGTTAATACACGGAATATGTAAGGCGTTAAATAAAATTAGAGGATGGTTAGGTAAAGCAAAAAAAGAATGTGGTGAAAAACCAAAAAGAACAAAATATGCGGATAACTGGTTTAGAAATGTAAAACTACCTCTTTTATTATACACTGAAGATGGGTGTGAAAGATGTGATTGTAAAGATTCTGAAATTGACCTTAGCGGTAATGAAACTGCCGATGGGTTACAACAAAACGCAACAGACGCTAGAACAGGAACAATAAATAGTAGCCCACTTGCGGATTTTAATAGTGCAGATGCGTATACTGTAGGAGATTTCCAACAGGATTTTCCGTATCTATGGGAAGGACCAAATACGACTACGATTTATGAAGACACTCCTAATGATGCTAATGGACCTGAATATCTTGATGTTTTGTTCACAAATTCATTAACAATTGCTGAAAGATTAAATACTTTTAATTTAAAGGATAAATATTTTGATACTACAACTATTAACGGTGGTGTTGGTAGAAATCAAGTTAAGAGAACTGTAACAGGTAATGGTAATATCTACCATTATGATAATACAATGGTCTTGGTTGTTGATGGTTCGGAATTAAGTAATTTTATTTCAGGACAACTAATTTCATTCAGCGACCCAACTTTATCTACCGACCCAAATCTTACAGGTGCGACTGTTAATACTGGAGGAACTAACTCAATAACAGGAACCCCGATTTCAAACGGGGCGCAATGGACGGTTAATTATGCTTCACCATCAAACCCAACTGTGAGTAATTCAGTTACTTATACGATTAACTATAGTGGAGAATCAAAGGATTACTTAACTTTCCCTACTGATATGGAATATTTTCAGGTATTGACTGGATTAACGTTAGGTACATTTTCCGCTTTAACTGAGAATCATACAAATATCAACAGTAATTTCTTAAATAGGTCTAATAAAACTGACTTCTTAAACAGGTATTTGAATAATCAAATGAGAGTTTATGATATTGTTGGGGATTATTTAGGTTCTAATGTTCAAAACCCATGTAAAGATGCTTTATGGAGAAGTATTGGTTTGGCTCCAAACCCTGGATTTGACGCTTCCTCATCTTCAAACATTCAGACTCCTTTATTCTACTATGACGGAGCCCAAAGTTTAGGTATTATTATACTACAAAGAGGTGTTGACCCGCACTCACCAAAAGTACAACAAGAAATTGACTTATCAAGAATATTTGGATGGGCAAACTATGGGCAGGCAGGTTTGACAATAACAGGGGAGTTTAATTTAAATATACCAATACAGTCATCGTCAAGTTCATTAAAATTGCCAAGACATAATCAGTTTACTACAAATAATGCGACTGACTTTGGTAGTAGTATCTTCTTTCAAGGAACATTTGATGTTCAGGGAACATTCTCTTCTTACACAAGTAATTTATTACGGTATTACTCAAGATTAGGGGAGAACGGAAATTCAACAACCGCATCTGTTCCATCCTCAAACTATTTAACAAAGGTCCAAACGGATAGCAATGCGGTTGCTAGTACGACTTCTTGCGGATGTGATACTTTTTACAATTTAAAACTTGGTTGGTGGTTTACTCAAGGAAATAATTCTCAATATGGTTATAGTGTTGGGGAGTATGTTGAAGGGGGAAGTTACGCTGATTTGGGAATGTCAAACTCTATATCTACTTTTTGTGGAGAATCGGTACCAAATGAAGTTTCGGCGTACGCATCATATATTTCAAATATATACCCTTCAAGTACCACAGTTCAAATGGTTAATCCAAGTAAACTAGTAATGAGGACTGACAGATTACCATCTTCCACGCAAATTCCTTCAGGTGATACTACAGGAAACGGAATTTTATTAATGCATCAGAATCCTTCATTTACAATTTATTTATTAGATGAATCTGGTTCAGCTCAAGCTTTAGGAAGTGCTCCTGAAGTGTATACCTTCACTGAAATAGAAACTGAGGATATACCATCACAATATATGAATGTGATTGAGTCACTTTCGGATTGTTCTAAAGCGGTTCCATTGGAATGTTATGTTGTTAATCCCGATAATACAGTATCTATTAAACCTTGTGATGAAAGTAACGGAACTTGTTGTGGTAAAAATTATAATACAGGTGGATTTAGGTCTTGGTTTAATTATGGGTTTGGATGTTATAATTTAGTGTCATTCCCAATTATTTCCATTGTAAAAGATTTCAATTTAATAATTGAATTTATACAAAGATTAAAATTAAATATGGCGTTATGTTTTGATGTGTTTTCACACACATTTGGAAATGCTTGGATAAACGGGACATTATATGCTTTCCCATTCCAAATGAATACATTTTTTGACACTCAAAACAAACCTAACTACAATTATTGTAAAGAATTAATGTATTTTCATGACCCGACTAATAATTTTTATTATAGAAGTTCACCATATAATGATAATAATAATAAATTTATTGGTAGAGATGCAAATGAAAGAGCAAATGATAACGGAAATGAAAAACAATTAGGATTTCCAACAACTATGATGGACTTGGGACCAAAAGTTCCTTACTTACAGGAAATAGTTTTCAGTGATGATTATGATGGATATATTGTTGATAAATTAGATTCAACATCATTCAAAAATGTTTCTGACATATTGAATGTTATGATTTTAAGTAGATTTGTTAATGAGAATTTTCTCAGTCTATTTTTACCTGGTCTTGGTAGTGGTTCTGACCCATCAGTTGCGGGATTCTTTAGAAATAAAAGATGGAACCCAAGTGGAAATATATTATTCCCTGGAACTATTGATGGGGATTACTCACAAATGGCGTCAGTTAATTCTGAATTTGGAATTGCTGAATTCTCACCTGAGGGATATGATATTAATACGTCATTTAAAGTTATGAGAGATAACTCTAATTATGCTTATTTTGAAATATTCTTTTCAGGTAATAATCAAGATAGAGATTACATCACACCAAGAAGAAAAATATGGAATGAGAATGCGTCCACGGCTCCTCTACCATCTGATTTTGGATACATAAGTACATTTTCACAAGAAGTTCCATTCTATGAATGGGAATTTAAAACTACTAACTCAGGAACTATTTTCGGTAATCAGAATAACAATTGGGATACAAATGAAAGTGGATTTTTTAAATACAAATATCAATCAATTGATAGAATTTCACCGGCGTCCCATTCGGTAATTGTTGGGTCAAGTAATTCAAAATATTGGAAAGGGTTTATTTATAATGTAGATAGTAATGGAAATGCGACTGACTCAATACCAAGCGGGTTCCAAGATAAAAGACAGGTTAATAATCCATTTTTCTTTTATTTTGGATTAAAGAAAGGGGCTAGTGCGTATGACAAATTTAAAACTAAATATATAAATGAAACTGATTTATAATGGGTGGTTATGAAAATATAGAGATACTTTTAGGTTCTGCAAAATTTGCAACGAGTCCTAATCGTAATATGAGAATAACTCCATTTTTGGATGGTAAAATTCAGGAACTTGAAGAATATGATAGGTCGGCAATTATAAATTTACCCGAACTTTATAATTCCGAAAGGCAGGAGTGTTCAATATTTAGACCATCGTTTTCAACCAAAGTAATTTTTTACAACGCTTATACTGGGACAACTAATATCAATGGAACAAGTTATGGTCCGTTTTTAAATGAATTATTGTATACTGATGCTGAGAATTCAATAGTTGGAGGAACTCATCCAGGGACTTGGTATGGATATCCACCATATAAAGAATTTAATTTTTATAGAAACGATACTGATAGTGTTCATGTTGATTTTGCAACAAAATCTGCATTGACTTACAATTGGGGATATTATCTAAGTTATGCTTTTGAAAATAACTCAGGAAAAACATTCCAACATTATTTCTCTCCAACCAATTCAATTACTTGGACTTGTTCCGAAGGGATTCCATTTATTATTTCAAGGCAAGAAATGAACGGAAGGGTTTTCATAGTGTTTAGATGTCCGATGAAACATAATTTGCTAAAAGGTGATTATGTTGAAATTGAGTTCCAAGGTGGGTGGGACGGTATTAATGGGAATAAGTATTTCCAAGTTGATATGTTAGGAACTGAAAGTTATGGTAGTGATGAGATAATTTTTAACATTCAGGATATCGGTTACGATAGTCCATTTTTCGCAAACTCCTCAATTGGATTATTTAAGAAGGTTGTTGATATTACCAACCCTGAGGATACTAAATCAATCTACTACGTTAGAAGACATAAAATACTGACTAACACACAGGATTCAATACCATTAAAAGCTGCGTTTTCACAGAACGGGTTCTTTAGTAAGAAAAAATTTTTGACGAGCGCTTTAACGCCTAATTATGTTTCTAGAGTTGTAGAACAAGACGGGTCTCAAAACTTCAACATTACTTTTTCTAAAGACATTATAATATCAGGATATACTGATAATTTAAACCGACCATTAAGTGAACTTTATTTAACAATAATTAATAAGGGATATTTTGGATGGTTTAACCGACCAAGACCCAACACTACAACTAATTCTGCCTTAAAACAAGGTCATAAATTTAACATATCGTTTACCTCTGGAAATTGGTGGGACGACAACAATTTGTTGAACGATACTAATATTGGAACAAATTCATATACTAAAACATTTAATGGTGAAAATTATGAATTTTATTATAATCAAGATTTAGTAAGTGGTGATACTATAGATGGAGATTTTTGTGAATATAATAGTTATTTGCAAGAAGAAAGTGTAATATCTGAATTTTATCATAAGTTTGAATTTAACAATTTGTTGTTTGATATAACATTTAGTGCGTCAACCAATAGAAACGGTTATTATTACAAACCACATAATGGTGTTACGATTAATGTATTTTCTGATTACATTGAGGAGAGTAATGTTTTAGGGATTTTAAATGTTCCACCATACGCCTTTTATTCTGAAACCTTGGGGACCCTAAGATGGAGAGACATTTACCCTTATGGTTATGTTGACTCAAACGGGAGAGGGGTTAATTTCCCATATATGAATAATGCTCATTATCCGTTACAGAATATAGATTTTAAAATATATCCTGAAAATAACATAAACGAATTTGTATTTGGTGCGATACAATTACCTACAGTTGATGATTGTGAATAAATTTAAAATATTAGTAAATGACAACGATAGGGAGATAGTAATTCCTGTTGAAACAAATGAAGATTATTTAGACCAACTAAATAATATTGAGAACTATGATGACCAAGTAGTTAAGAGGGTTATTAACCCCAACGAAGATTACGAAGTTGCTAGATTTACTCACGCTCAACATGATGAATCATTAAGGACTGACGTTAATTATCAATTTTTTTTCACACCTACAGGGTCAACCCCATCAAATATAAATTATGTTAATTCATATGTTAGTGAAGGGTTTACACCCCAACAAATTTATTATTTTTCAAATCCATTTAGAAACTCATTTTTTAAATTGGATTTTTACGATACCACTCAAGATACTAATCAAATTAATTACATTACAATAATATTACCTACAACTCAAGGAGAAACAGAACCTGCAGTTGTTGGAGTTAATAATGTGAATGTTAAAATACCAAAGTATAAATTAGATTTTTTAGGTGATAAAGAAGGGTTTTTCCTATATTGGTTACGAAGTACCCAATACCTAAACATATCTACTTTTTATATGAGTGCAAAGTTTTTTGATGCAAAATTAGGGATTTTTGTAAAGTTTATGAATGCTCCACAAAATTCAATTGGAAGTGGGAATTCAAATTTTAATCCTTCAAATTATTTTTATTATAAGGTTGTTTTAGATTATGAAACTCTAACCTATAAAATTTTTACATTAGATGATGTGAGAGTTGGAGAAACAACCCCAATAACCTGGTATGAATATGTTAACCCATAATGGATAATCAAAATAAATATTATTTTAAAATATCTCCTGAAGTTATATTGAATAAAATTTTCACTATTCAATATCCATCGGGAACAACAAGTAATCAGTTAGATGAAGACCCTTGTTGTGAAGTTACTGCAACAACTACTACGGTTGTTGATTATGGGTATGCTACAGTATATTCTTCTATGACTCAGTTGTTAAGTGGGGGAACTAATGGAGAATCAACTCTTACAGATTTATCGGTTCCAATTCTCTTGTTAGAAAGTGCTGTAGACTACGGACATTATTCAGTGTTTGATGGTGCGATTTCACAAAAAGAAGTGGTGTGTAATTTTATATTTTCCGCAAGTTCGGCCAATCCGTACACAGTAATTGTTTATAATACTTCCAATAATCTTTCAAATTTTATACAACAAACAACTTTTCAAATTGACTGGGGGGATGGGTATGTTGAGGATATTAATACGTTTACACCTGAAAACTTAACACACACTTATAATAATTTTGGGGGACCTGTAACGTATATGATAAATTTAATACAGACGACTCCTTGGGGAATTAATTCTGTGGTTAAATATTTAGAAATACCTTATACGGGTGTGACAGTGGATAATCCGAACGGTACTGCATATTTCACACCTATGAATGGTAATTGGGCTGATACATCAGTATCTTATGACTACATTTTTTCAGGAGATGCTGTAAATTTAGTAAGTGACCAAGTTAGTGGTAATTATATTGATACTCCTTTCTTAATCACTGCTCAAACATCATCAAGATTATCAGAGTTAAGAAGTTACGGACCTCAAAAATACCGACAAACTCTAATAATCCAAAATGGTGAACCTTTTGGACAGATAACTGAAATAAATGAAAACTATACTGCTTATACAATCCAAAATAGTAGTTACGTTGATTTTACTGACGGAGCAACGATACAGGTGTTTGAATCATTTGGTTTAATTGATACTTGGTTAGTTCAAGAACCAATTGTGAAAGAAGAAGAATTAATTAATGTTGCATTTGAGCCCGAAATACAAACGAATGTATTTATTGATAGAGGAAAAAATTCAGGACTTGAGAAAACAGAGAGATTAAATGAGGTGGATAGTATTGGGGACTTGGAAAAATATGGATATAAATTTTTTAAATTTAGTTAAAAATGGCAGTAGGTTCATATGGAACAATTAGACCAGCGGATGTCTCACCGGCAGATATTGAGGTAATATTAAATTACACCCCATCAAGGGATGTGACTAGTAATTTTATTCTGAAAAAATTAGATGCGAGAACAATTATTAGACCTTACTTTAATAATGGTGACACTGGAGGGAATCCTAATATTGAGATATTAGGGGGGTTATATAATCTAACATTACCATCGTCTGAATTTAATAAGTTAGGTATCTATACTTTATATATAAGACCTGCACAAATCAGAACTACAATAACGGATTGTGGAGTTTTGACCTCGTTACCAAACATTAAGGGGATTGTTATTGACATAAGTAATGTTCCTAATGAATTCCAAAATAAATTCATTCCTCAAGAGTTGGTTGGACATCGTGTTGAATACCTAAGAGATTCAGGAGCTAAAATACCTAACTTTTTTAGATTAATCACATCAAATTTTTATTGTGAGGCGGTTACTGAAAATTTAGTTAACTCAGTACAAAAAGCTGTTAGATATAGATATACGGATTCTAAAACTAATTTGATGTTTTGTACTTTATCTCCATCTTCAGCACCTACTTCAAAACCAAATGCAACTCCATTTATCGGACAACCCGGACAAAATATAATAATTAGTAATACATTTTTTAACCCAACTTCTGTTGAAGTTGAGATGGTTGAACACGATGCTTCCACATTGGCAATTGCCTTGTTTGGTAATCAAACAAAATCTATTGATGATGGTATCTACACAATGTATGATAGTGGTAATAACATTTATAAACAATACAATTTGTTTGAAGTAAGAGACCAATATAATAAATTGTTATTTGAAGTTAGACAAGATAGAAATAATAACATTGACTTTAGTAAAAACTTTAACAATATAGTTCAGTAATGGCGAGAAAGTTATATAGATATCCACCGAGACCATCTAGCGGAGCTGGCACGTTTTCGGATAATATTGTTGGATTCCAAGTGGTTGATGGGGGAGGTCTAACTCAAGGTAATTTTGAGTTTACGTCAAGTTTAACTGAAAAGGTTAACCGAACTTTCTCAATTGGAGCATTTTCATCACCAATAACATTAGATAATTTACAGATAGAGTCTGTTGAGGAAACTAAACGAATTGTTGCTAAAGAATTTGGAGTTTATCCAAATTTTGACTTATCTAATGTAACTAAGTTCTCAACATATGGACCATTAACCAAAAGATTTGCATCTTCAATTACACATATTATTAATTATTTTCCTGCAGCAATTGAGTTATATGCTTTAGGGGGTGATTTTATATCGGGTTATACTGCGGTTAACATTGAGTTTGATATTGAAGAAGATACGTCAACTTTTAGTATTCCGATTGGTAAGATAAGTAATCCATTTGAAATTGATTTTACGTCTAATTCTACTAGAAATATTGAAACTAAAGAATTTGAGGTTTCATATCTGAGAAATATGACATTAGAGTATAGTAAGTATGCGGTATATGTCAGAGATATCCAATACGAGATATTAAACATGACCCCAACTACTAGTTTAACTAGTGGTTATCTTAATTTAACTGTTGCAGGTAATCCATTTTCAGGTGAAGTTAATTCTTACGAAACTCTAATAATTAAACCTAACGATTATTACACCGAAGTTGCATTTACTGAACCGTTTGATGAAATTGAGAAATATCTGTTAAATAGATTAGTAACTCCCAAATACAGTGCTATTTTCCAAGTTCCAAAACAAAATGACAACGGCTCAACATTTGTTGGTACTGAAACTGCCACTTGGCCATTGTACGGAAAATGGAATTTGGATATTATTACAAATAATTTCACATCGTATATTAACCAAATTAATACTATCGCTACAAATTTTGATAACTCAAAGACAAATTTAATTTCAAGATTTTTAGTAACGGACGCCTTTAAAGAATTTGATACTTACGACCAAAGAGTTGATAAAGTATTACATATATATGGTAGAAGTTTTGATGAAGTTAAAAAATTCATTGACGCACTTGCGTATATGAATTCTGTAAATTATAATACTAAGAATGATATACCATCGGAACTACTTAAAAATTTGTCACAAACATTAGGATGGAATATAAACGTATCTCCTGTGACTGAAGAAGATTTTTTGAAGTCGGTATTTGGGAATGATACTAAGTCCCCATATCCTGGAATGTCAAGAAGTTTAACACCAAGTGAAATTAACTATCAATTTTATAAAAATTTAATTCTTAATTCGGCGTACCTATTTAAATCAAAAGGTACGAGAAGAGCGTTAGAATTCTTATTAAGATTGGTTGGAGCTCCTGAAGCGTTAATTGAGTTTAATGAGACAGTTTATCTTGCTGACCAAAAAATTAATATGAGAGATTTTAGAACTGAGTGGGCTAAAATATCTGGAGGAACTAAACTTGAAGAGACAATTAGTTTTAATCCTAATGACACATATTCAATTTTTGGACAAACTTTTTCAGGATATACTGCGACCACAAATGTTGTAACGGTAGATACTTTAGAAGGGGATTACCCTATAGATGAAGAGGGATACCCAAAAACACCTGCAAACACTAGTTCATTCTTCTTTCAGTTAGGTGCTGGTTGGTATGAGTTAACACCCCCTCACCAAAGTAATCAGGATGTTAATAATACCGAATCTGTATTCACGGGGCAAAACACTAATGTTCAAACTGATTTTAAAAAATTCACTTATGGACAACAATATCTTGATAGATTTAGAAATTTCCCATATATGGATTTAGGTTTTAAATTAACCAAAATTAGTGATAATAAAAAGAGTTGGTCGTTTAGAGATAAAACTAGAATATCTAATGATGGAGGGTTTAATGCATTCTACTATGCAAATGACGAGAGATTAGTATTGAACGTCAAAAACATTGATTTATTCATGAATCCTGCTGCGGGTCTTGTATTTGATGTGTGGACCATGTCATCAAAATATGGATATCCGATTTCAAATAATACAACACAACAAGTTTATGGTAATGGGATGAGGGTGACATCAAGTGTCCCACCTAATAAACAATCATTTTTTGAATTTGCTAACACATTTTGGCAAAATAAAGTAAATGTTGCAAACCGACAAATATCAAGTGGTTATGATGACGTGTCATTAATTTATTGGAGGTATTTGGAATCTGCAAATCAAGTTGGTATTCCTAATGATAATTTCACATATCAAAAATTAATTGATTATGTTAAAAATTTAGGTACGTATTGGCCAAAATTAGCGGAACAACTAATCCCATCGTCAACTATTTGGAATACGGGTATTAAATATAGTAACGCCCCATTCCAAAGACAAAAACACACATATAAGATTCCAAGAAGTTGTAGTGCGTTTATTCCTCCGACACTTTGTAAACCCTGTATTATTGATGGGGATTTATTTTTACATGGAGCATGTCAGGGAGTAACATCATTTCCAATTTTTCCTTGGTTAAATGGAACGACTAGTTACACAAGTTTCCAATCATTGTTAAATGAAATAATTTTTAATTACGTTTCTCAGAAAATATCGCAAGGGTATACATGTAATCAAAATTCTGTCTCAACAACATGGAAGATGATAGTGTCAATAGATGGTATTGATGTAATTTCAAGTATTATATATAATGGCAATGGACCTACGGATACTCCAAGTAATTCGGATTGGACCAATGCTTTAAATCAATATTTACCGAATTTGGTTAGTTATGGTTATACTTTTGAGATTATTGATAGTAATGTTTTAATAAAGTATTTAGGATTTAGTCCTATTGCGAATAGTAGTAGTATTGAAATAAAATTAAACGTAGATTTTAGTATAAGTTGTAGTTAATGGCACAGAATGTAATTGGTTTAGAAATCCTTGGATTAACCGGATGTTGTGATGGTAATATTTTATGTAGTAGTGGTGCTGCGACACTTAACATATTAACTGGTAGTGGCCCATTTGTTGCACAAATTATTTCACCATATGTTGGAACTTCAGTTTTATTAGTTAGAGAGGCCTATACTTTCACAGGGTTATCTGCAGGTACATATACAATATTTGTTAGTGATTATGACACTCCAGTAAATAATACGGCAACAATTGATTTTTATATTTCATCAGGAATATCGGCAAATACAATTGCTGTTGATAGCACTTGTGGTTTAAATAATGGGGAAATTGAAATCACATTATCACCAAATTTAGGTAATTCAAATACCTTTAGTTTGTACGATGTAGATGATACTTTATTATCTGTAACACAATCAACAGACAATCCATACACAATATCAGGATTATCACCGAATGCTTATTATGTTATTATAGAAGATGGTGGAGGATGTAGTGCCAACACAGGAACTATGGTTATTGATAGTTCTTATGGTAGTTTATCAATTAACGCTGAAGTTACTAATACATCACCATGTGCTTTAACCCCAAATGGTGAAATTTTATTAACACTATATAATGAAATACCTCCTGTTACAGTTACTTGGTCAACTAATGTTGGTGTACAGTCAAGTGATTATAATTTAACAGGATTAACAAATACAAATTATGTTGTAACAGTTAGTGATGGTTCAGGTTGTGAAGTTACTCAAACTGTTATAGTTGGGTTAGACGATAGATTAGGAATTGCGGAATTTTCATTCACAAATCCATCTTGTTTTTTAAGTGATGGCGTTGTTAATATAACATTATCAGGAGGTTCTTTACCTATCACATATTACACGTCAAATGGCTCAACATTTACAAGTGGTAGAACGGTATCATTTACAGGTTTATCTTCAGGGGCGTTTAGTTTTACGGGAGTAAGTAGTACTTGTAATGTAAGTCAAACCTTTAATTTACAAACTGCAAATTCATTCGGAGTAATTTCGTCAAATAATGGATTTAGAGATTGTTCAAATAATAGTGGGTTTATATCAACCACAATTAATGGGGGAGGTGCTCCGTTATCCGCATCCTGTGTTAGTAACAACGGATTTGTTTCTACCCAATCCAATTTACCTGCAAATTCTACAATTACTTTTGGTAGTTTAACTGCTGGGACGTATACAATTAGTATCACTGATGCGACATCCGCCTGTACTTACACTGATACTATAACTTTAACTCAAGATTTAGGATTTGATTTTGAACTTATACCTACTAACACCACTTGTGGAATTAATAATGGGACCTGTTTTATTGATATTACAACAACAATAACTGGACAAACATTCACTTTGGGGTTATCTAACGGAGCGACTATAAGAAATTTAACAACTGATTACACCTTACAAAATATCCCACAAGGAAGTTACGGGGTAACGTTAACAAATAATTCAGGTTGTTCTATAACTAAAAATTTTACAGTAGGTGGTTCAAATGGAGTTGATTTTAATTTAGTTAATTCAGGATGTTTACCACAAGGAACATTAACCGCATTTATTAATAGTGGGACACCTCCTTATACATTAACTTGGGAGGGAGATGTTTCGGGTCAAACAGGATTTGCGGTTTACAATTTAAGTAATGGAAATTATGGATTAACAGTCACAGATTCACAAGGATGCTCAACAAGAAAAACCGTAACAGTAAAATGTGAATTAAGAGAAGTTACAACATATAGTTATGATTTCGGTAGTGGTGATTTTGTTTGTGGAAATGATGATACTGTAGGATTTTTGCAGATGTTAAATCAAACATTTGTTGAATTAACTAACGGACAATCAAATTGTTTAATGAACCTGGCTTATTTTTATGTTGATATTGAAGTGGGAACTACTGCGACAACACTAGATTTATACACGTCTACATCTTTAACTGATGTTCCAACAAATTTACAGTATGCCCAGATTGTTCAAAATTATTTAAATAGTTTAGGAGTATTTGGAAGTTTAATTGTTGATTATGAAAGTGGAAGAATTGTTATAAATAGTTTGTGTGATAATCCTTTACAACCTTCTGATATAGTTAAAATCTCGGTTAGAATTTTAATGAATGTTACTTGTGACCAAGTAATACAAATAACACCAACACCAAGTATCACCCCAACATCAACATCAGGATTAATTCCTGTCCCATCACCTGAAGTTAGTGTCACACCAACATTAACTCCTCAACCTTCCTTCACGCCAACAGTTACTCCAACAGTTACGGTTACCCCTACAAATACTGTAACACCTACAAAAACGATTACCCCAACACCTTCAGACGCAAGTCCATGCTCAATTACTATTGATAGTATTAGTCCATCGGCTTGTGACCCAAATACCTCAACGTATTACATTTCAGGAACTAATGTGGTTCATGTATCTAATCCACCATCAACAGGAACGTTAATAATTGCAAATGGATGTTCTCGTACACAAACAATTTATTATCCACCATTTAGTTCTGATTACAATATATCATTTACAGATATTACTGCTGACGGTCAATACTGCTCAATATATGTTACATTTAGTGATGCTAACTGTAGTGCGTTGTATACATATAAAGCTCCTGATTATTGCAGTAATACACCAACACCAACGGTGACTCCTACTAAAACACCAACACCAACGGTGACTAAAACAGTTACTCCTACTGTAACTAAAACTCCTACAACCACACCCACTCCTACTGTAACTAAAACTCCTACAACTACACCTACACCGACAAAAACAACAATTACATTACCAACACCTACAGTTACACCGACTAAGACAGTAACTCCAACGGTAACTAAGACAGTAACACCTACGGTCACTCCGACTAAAACACCAACACCAACACCAACTAAAACATCACCAGCTTGTGAATGTTATAATGTTAATAATACTAACCCAAGCCCTGTGTCAATTACCTACATTGATTGTATAGATAGAGAGGTAATTATAACTGTTAATGGATTAACGACTAGTCCTAATTTCTGTGCTAAAGGATTCAAACCACCAACACCACCATTTAGAGTATCTTATAATAAGGTTGGAGCTTGTTCCGGAGGATTCTGTCTTACGACCCCAACACCAACACCAACAAAAACAAAAACACCAACCCCAACCTCGGTAAAGAAGTAAAAACTAGTTACAAAATTATTTGAGTTGATATATTTATGAAATAAAGAAATAATATATTATGGCTCAAATATTAATCACCAACTATACCGGTACAGTAACTTCGGATATTGTGGTATGTGAAGCTAATCCAGGACCAACAATTGGGACTTGTTATAATTTAGCAACATTATATGGAACTGCTGGTCAAATATCCCCAACAACACCATTACCCGCTTGGTATACGTTACCAAATGACTTTGATTATGACACATATTGTTATATTCAATTATCGGCGAGTACGACATTAGTCACAGTTCCCCAATTAATTCAATGCGGAGTAGTGCCGGAAGAAACTTGGGGATTTGAATCTTGTGGACAACCACTCAATAAAAATATTTATGTATTTTATGATACATCAGGTTCTTATCCTGACGGAATAAATTATACGGGGGAAACTTATGAAACTTTAAGTGGAGCATCTCAATCTATTAGAAATTGGTATTTTGGATTAGTACAAAATAGTGGGTATACAGGACAATTATTTGAAATACCTGTTGCTAATGAAAGATATATAAATTGGGCATGTTACCCTTATTTAGGGTCAACTACTGGAGGAACACTATCAGACTCATCTACGGTTCAAATTCAAATGGGTAG